TAACGCGCACATCGAAATGGCTCGTCGTTTAATAGACATGATTCCTTTTGAGCAAGTTCCAAATCCTCAAGAAAACCCTGCTGCTTTTTGGGCTTTAACATCAAGAGCGCTGAGAGATGCTGGGAGAATGCTTCGTATACTTCCACCTCAAGAGGGAATTACTACTCACTCTTATCGACACACAAAAGAACAGGCTTTGACCAGTAGTCAATTGTCTGATGATGGAGTTTTCGATCCTCATCAGTTGTTAGGTAATACTGTGAAACAATTGGGTCAAGAAGTATTACCGTCTTCTGATGTAGAAGATGTTTTAGAATCCCTTGGTCTACCGAATGATGCACCTCATGCCAATATGATAGAGCGTTTGATTGAGAGCATTGACCGTCCAGTGCGAGTCATGAAAAATGCCGATATTCTAAATTCTTCGGTAGCAACTAATATCAAGTTTCATGCAAATGATGCTGACTATTCTCTTCATGGTGGACAATACGTGGATGACCATCATGGTGCTTTAAAAGAATTTACAGGCGGTCAAAAAGGTAGAATTAAGGATAGGGCAAAGGAATTGCAATCGCGATTTGAACTACCCTTACGTTATATTACTCAAAAACTTATGAGAGAAAAATCAGGAGCAGTAGAAAGAAATAATCTTTCACACATACCCCTTTCGCCAATTGATATGCAGCAAAGAAACATGACTGTGTTTGGTAATGGGAAAAGAGGGACTTCGGCAAATCCTAATATTAAAGGTGTAAAAAAT